GAGACTGTCGAGTCGATTCTTCAGGAGACGCGGAAATATCTCTACTCCGCCGCAAACTCCGCTGAAAATATCTCGGAAAAAATTCATGGGCCGCGACCGAGTGACTCATCGTGCGAGGCACAGGGTCCGGAATTTTTGTTTTCCCTGGCCGATGATTGCCGTCGTCTGGCGCGACGTGTGGTGAACGAGCTTGCCGAGCATCACAACGCCATCGGTTTCGAGCGCAATAAAGCGCAGGCGATGGCGACCGGGAATTCACTGCGGTAATTTTTCATGGAGCCGAAACCCCTCACCCGCAAAGAGCGCCGCGCCGCCGCCGCCTACCGGAAAATCCAGCGGGCGAAAGAGAAAGCCAGCGCCGAATACGAGCGCGCCGACCGCGAGATATTTAAACTCGCGACCCTCCTCGGCGGCCACGGCGCGACAGTGCGGATCTCATCCGACGGGAAGGGAATCAAGATCGTCGAGCCGCTCCGGGCCGCGCTCGAATCGCCGAAACTTGGGCCAGGTCAGATGCCGAAGGCCTGGGCTCACGCCGCCGTCCGGCAGTTCGATGTCGAAGAGTTGAAGCTCGTCCCCACCGCGTAAGCCGTTTTCCCGCCCCTCGCTTTTTCGCTTCTCCCCGTTAACCCCTCACACACTTTCCGGTCGAGTACCACAGGTTGGCAGCTCGATTGCCCCGCGCACTTCAGCGGAAGTTCTCTCGTTTCTTCGCTTTTCCGAGAGAGGCGCGCGGTTTTGGCGCGCCGCCTTTTTTGGGTTCTCGCTTGCCCTTTCCTCCTCCTCGAATTTTTGCTCTCTCCTAGATTTCTCCTCCTCCTCTGGTTTCTTGCTTTCTCCTCCTGGGGTTCTGCGCGCGGCGGACTTTCGCCTTTTTGAACCAAAACAGGCAACTTTTCCACAGCAGGCGAAGAGAAAAATCTTGACAGGGTAACGGGTCACTAGTGTACCGTTGGGCACATGTTCACCCGCACATGCGCTCTTGACGGCTGCGACGTGCAGTTTCAAACCGACAATCCCCGCAAGAAGCACTGCTCGCCGCGTCATTCGACCCTGAGCCGCGTACGCCGCTACAAGGCGAAACATCGCAGCAAAGGCGGCGGCAACGGTGGAGGCGGCGGAGGAGCTCCCGAGCCGACGCTCTTCGACACGATCACGCCGATCGATCGCGACCGTGCCTTTACCCCGATACCTGTTATCGGACCCAAGAAGACCCCTGAGTCCGTGCCGGACGAGCCCCGCGTTCCGGCTTCCGTAAAATCGAAATTCGCGTTCCGGAGAAATCGGCATGCGGCCTAACGCTGTAACACTGGCCCTTGTCGATCCCTGGGCCCCTCGCAAAACGGATTCTCTCGCGGCTCGAAACAGCCGAGATACACGAGCCGAATCCACACCTGCAGACCGACTACCGCATCGCCTGGATCACCGTGCTCTACGCCTCGCGCGGCTATTCACTCCCGCACGTCTCCGCCTCGTACCAGGCGCTCGGATGTCACCCCGACGAAGTGTGGCCGAGGATCGTCGCCCATCGAAAGGCGCATCTCGGAACTCTTTACGAACAATTTTTCGCAATCGATATCGGCGCGAGTTTACCGCCGAAAAAGCCCGCGCGGTCCGTGCGCTTCCCCACGGCCTTCCCACGACGAGCGGATCGCGCGGCCTGAGAAAAGTTTCCGGTTAGAAAGTCGAACGGCGCTAGGGACGTCACTCCCTAACGCCGGAAAGGTACAACGAGCGTGGCTGCTCAAGCGCAAGTATTCCCCAAAAATTCGCCCCTCGCAAGCGGAAAGTTCGGCCGCAGCCAGCCTTGTCTTTCGAGTAACTTAGCCCGCTTTTTCGAGTTACTCACAGCGGAGGCCCTGTGACCGCCGCCGCCCGGAGCTTCAAAATTCCGCCCGCCCCCGTCCCGATCTCGCGAAAGTTCGCTTCCGTGAAGTGGTCCACCCACAAAAAAAACTTCTGCATTTTGAAGCTCTCGGACAGCCGCGAAGTGTTTCTCCATGCGGACGATTTCGAGGGGGAGTGGCCGCCGAAATATTGGGCGACGGTCGAATTCACGCCGCTCGAAACTCCTGGACAGCGGACGCCGATCCGCGCCAAGGAAGCTCGCATTGCGGAGGCGAAGTGACCGAGCGACTCCAGCTCGCAACCCGCGTGGCGAAATCGCTTCGCATGGTTCCGACCTGGCCGAACCTGCGCACGATCGAAATCGCGCTGAGCTCCGAGGCTGAAGTTTCGGGCGTATCGCTCAAGGAAGCGGCGGAGCTCATCATCGAGTGCGGACGCCATCAGACGAGCGCCCCGGCCTATCGCTGCCCGGCCGAGTGGGAGGCTCGTCAAGCCTTCCGCGAAAACACGATCGACCGATTTTGGTTTGAGGATGCGCGCTGGCGCGTGAAGTTCCCTTACGCCGAATTCCGCGCGCGACTCGGCGAGGAGGTTGCATGAGCCGCTACATCGTCTGCTCGAAACCGGGAGAGTTCGCGGCGATCCTGAAGTGGCGGATGCGCGAGCACAAGCGCAAGCAGGACCGCGAAGCCGAACGCATGACGCGGGAGATCATCGACGAAATTGTCGATGCGCTCGCGGCCCATACCGTCTCGCAACACGAACGCGCCGGCGTTTTGCCATTCCCGGAAGCGCACAACTTTCAACGGAGGGCTGAACAGTGAAGCAAAAAGAAATGAAAATTCGCGTGACCGAGCAGTCGCCTCTGAAGTGGGCGGAAGGCTGGGATCACGTTCCCATCAGCGAACGCCGCGAAATGAAGGCATGGAAAAAGCCCTTCATCTACTACAAAGAGGCTCTGGTCGCGCAGCTCGCAAAACTCGGCGCGGTCGAAGTCGTGATCTCGTTCAACACTGGCGACGAAGCGCGGCGCGATCCCGGCGTGACCGTTTATTTTTCGAAGCCGATGAAGGAAGACTATTCGTGGCAGATGGGCCTCGGGATCGACAACCCCGCGCCTACTCTTGCCGAAATCGATGACGCCTACAAAAAGAAAGCGATGATCCATCACCCGGATCGAGGCGGCGACATCGAAGTTTTTAAACGTCTCGGCAAGTGGCGAATTCAGGCCCGTGCGTGGGTGCTCAACAAAGCGAACACGGAACACGAGTTCGCGCTGCCCTGTGATCTCTTCAAGGAACCGCGCTGGAATATCAACGCGCTCCGGCTCGGAGTCGCGGCTCTGCGCCGCCTCGAAGATTACGGCCTGCCCGGAATGCTCGAACGGACGTTCCGCGGGTTCCGCGTGGCCCTGCCGGCTCATGCCAGCTCGGAGGTAAAGAATGGCGAAACCACTGTTGCTTGATGGACTCGTCGGGTCGACGCCCGAACAATCGGAGGGCATGCTGCACGAATGGCGACGCGAAAAGCAGCGACTCGAAGAGGACATTCTTTCGCTGCGTCACGAACTTGACCAGGCGCGATCGCATAATGAAGTTCTCGAGCGATCTCTTCGCGCTCTCCGGCAGCAACTCTCCCCGCTACATCGCGCACTGCGGGCCATGTTTGGAGAAATCGAGTTGGCGGTTGGCGAGGAAACCTTTTCCGCTCCCGCGTCAGCATCCGGAGCTGCACTGCAAGCCGCGAACGGCGATCCGCGATGGGAACATGCGAAGCGGCAATTCCCCGGAAAGCCCGCGGAGATCATCGACGCGCTTCTCGTTCAGCCACCGATGACGATTGTGCAACTTCACAAATTTTGCCGCATGAGCTATGACACGGCGAAGCAGGCTGTGCGGAAATTGGCCGGCGCCGGCCTCATCATTCGCGAAGGCAATCTCGTGAGGCTCGCGCAATGACCTCCCCCATCCCTCTCGAGCTGGCCGTCTACCAGGACACGCTTTGGTGCAACGAGTGCGGCGGCCCAAGACTCTTTCTCCCGATCTGCGAGACCGATTTCGGGAGAGTGTTTGTCTGTATGGGCTGCGAGGCGCAGAAGTTTGTCGCGTTCACGAGGGTGACGCAGGAGGCGGCCTAATAATGCGACGTCGACCACCTTGCGAGATCCTGTGGATTCCGAACGCGAAGAACGAGGCCAAGCGTGCGGGCTGGAGTTTCCCTCGCCAGATCGAAGAGACGATACGCGAAGTTTGCGCCGGCGCATCCGTGTTGCATCTTTTCGGCGGCCGCGCGACGTTCGGAGTCCGGCTCGACATTGATCCGGCAACGAAACCGGACGTGATCGGGGATGCGTGGGTGGCTCCCTTTGCGATGGCCAGCTTTGATTGTGTTGTGCTCGATCCGCCGTATTTCACGATGGATCGAGAGATGCTCGGTCAATTGATGGCGGCCGCCGCATATATCGCTCGGCGAAAAGTGGTGTGGCTCCATCAGCTTTGGGCGCGCCGTCGCAATTCGGCCTGACTCTCGAAAGGGGTTGGGCGGTGCGCGTTGGCGACAACCACTACATGCGCGCTTTGCAAGTGTTCCGGCGAAACGATCGCGCAATCGCTCCGCCGAAAAGAATCATGCGAGGTCCGGCCATGAAGTACAACCGATGGCTTTCGGGAGAAATGCCGCTTCCGCTGATGGATCCGTCGCAAGAAGTTTTGGAGGTCTAGGCCTTCGCAAACGCAGTTCAGCCCGCGCCGTCTCTCTAATGGCAACGCGGGCCGAAAGGATAAAACAAGTGATCCCAGATTACCTCAAAATCGATTGGGCTCTCGTAGGTCTCTTGGTTCGGATGCTCATCCATTCCACGCCGGTGATGCTCTTTGTTGGTTGGTTGGTCGTCGTGGCGGGGATTGAGAATCAGGAGAAGATCAAAAACTTTTTCGTCTACGCTTCGCGTGCGCTGGATGCGGCTCTGGGATGGGTCCCTACCCACATGCAGCCCGTCTCCGTCGCGAGTGAAGTGAAAGCAAAAGCGAGAAAGGCGGTCGCGTAGATGGGATACGACTTGCGCCCGAAAAATGCTGAGGCCGGGGATTTCCATTTCGGCGCGTTCAGTTTCCCCGTTTTACTTGAGGCGTGCGGCTATCTCTTTCCCGCGATTCACAGCGGTGGGCGATGGTACTGCACATTTGGCACCGATCCCCGCATGGGCGACCACTATCCGTTGATTCTCACCAATGACGGTTTTCGTGTGACCGCCGAAGAGGCGAGAATTATGGCTCGAATCGCTCGAAACTTTGTTGCGATACAGCGCACACTGCCAGACGAAAACGCTGGCGGTGGAGTGGAATCGCAAGCGTCATTTAAACGCGAGGACGTGGTTGCGCTGATGCAACGCGCCATGCACCCGAGCGCCCCGCCGAAATGGCCGACGAAAATTCGGACCGACTTTACCGACAACTTTGAAAAGTTCGCGGAATGGGCGGAAAAATCCAGCGGCTTTGAAATCTGGTGATCTCATGACTGAGCACTACTCCAAGCAAACCGTCTCCGTCTCCGCCTTCTGCAAGAAGTGCCAGAAGCACACGGAGCACCGGGTAGACACAGGCAGGCTTTCGGCGTGCACGCGCTGCGAGGAAAGACTTCAGATCGAGCACGCCTACAGGGAGCAGGAACGAAGGCAGGCGCAGCGGCAGGGAGTGCTGTTCAGGGAGGCGTTCTGAAAAAAGTTTCCCCGGCACGGGAGGCGGCGTGAGGCGAGAGGACCGCATGTGCTCCGAACTGAGTAGGAGATTGGCACTCGCTTTTTTGTCACCGGGGATTAAGTTGGCGGGAGAGGACGGCTCGGCGAGAACACGACTATACGAAACGTAGTTGATTTCAAACTCGCACGGGCAGGGGCTCCCGCCCATTTTCTAGACGGTTGGGACCGCATGACACAAGAGCAGTGGGATGGGTCCCTACCCACAAACTGAGAGGAGAACGGGCGAATGTTTGAAATGCAGACCATCACTATCAAATCCGGCGAGGGCAGAAACTATTTTGAGAGCACGTCTCAGCTCGATTCTTCGGCTGACCCGATGCAGACCAAAATCGTAATGAACACTCTGCGGGAAATGCAGAGAGACCGCATGGAATGGGCCTCCAAGCAGTCTCCCGAGAAGCCGCTCGGACAAAGAGAAATTGCGACGAGATGACCGCCACCGAAACCATCGCCAAGCTGAAAGCCCGCGGACTGATCGAAGGATCGGTTCGTGAGCGGGAAATGTTTCTCGCACTGGCGATGGACGTGTACGAATCGAAGACAGCGGCGGGCACGATGGCGGATGTCTCCGACTTCGCCCAATGGCTGATCGAGCTCGAACGGGCGATCAAAGCGATGGATGTGAAGAAGCCGGAGACGTGCACACTGACGGCGGGCAGGGACCCCGAATAGCTCCGCCCAAAGCGACGAGGCGTAGACAATCATGAACTTGATCTTGGGTTGGTCCGCAGTGATCTTCGCAGCACTGATTTTTCTCTACGGGCTTTACCAGTACGGCCTCCAGCTCGGCTATCGCAAGGGCTTCGAGGACGGAGAGTCTTACTGGTGGAAGCTCGCCCATGAGGTTGAGGCCGAGCGGGAGAAGCTGTGGAAGCAGGAAATTGAGTCTTAGCCCTTCTCCGAGTTGCACACCCAATGTGCCGCCCCGTTGATCCAGTTCCCTTCTGAATCTACGATCCTGTCGTCTCTGAAGGCCGCGTGCATCCCGCGACGCCTCTGATGCTCAAAGGTGGCGTCATTTGCGTTTAAACGCCCTCCACAGAGGCAGCACCGGTAATTCTGGCGCTGAACCATCTCCCGGACACGGGATTCGTACAGGCGGTCTCCTGCGCGATTTGGCTGGCAAACCTCACGCCCATCCGGATACCGGACTGCCGCCCCGCCCAGAATGATCTCGTATCTGAGCGAGGGCGGTTTGGGTTCCGGTCTCCAGGAGTAGGGAGAGCGGGGGATGGGACGGCGACGCACTTAGAACGCCTCCAACGCACTCGGCCGATCCATGACGGCAACCACGGCTTGCGGACTTTTGCGAGCTTCAACGGCTACGACCGATGCCCGGAGCTGCTCCTCGAGCGTCACCTGGGGAGCGCATGCGCCGAGTTTTAACAGAGTCTCATCCACTTCGGCGAGAAACTGCTGAACTGCGACGAGCATTTCCTTGATCCGCTTCTCGTCGATCTGGAAGCGGCGGACAAAGAGTTGCAGATGCGCGGGCAGCCTCGGGTCAAACGATACGAAGTCGCACCACGAGCGGCCCGTGCACGCCATCTGCGCGAGCATCTGCGGCTGGTACTCGGCCGGCACTTCCCCGGCGAGAACGTATTCGAGGTGCGTGGTTGTGTTCGGGCATTTGATCTCGACCAGGCCATCATCGCCGACCGCGCCATCGGGTGAACCGCCGAAGCGCGCGATCTGTGGGTGCACGGCAAAGCCGATCGACTCGACCATCGTGTCGGCGTGGAGTTCGTAGGCCGCCTTGGCAAATGGCTCGGTCGCCATTCCCCACTCCATCTCCTTCGTGACGTACTGCTCGACCGGAATTCCGGTGAGCGTTTCGACGATGATTTCGGTGCGATAGTTTTTCCGCGCGGCGGCTTCGCCTTTTTTGATCGTGGCAAGCACGTCCGCGATCCGCGAGGCAGTCACCTTCCCTGCCCTCAGAGCCAGCCACTCGGCGCTTCGTTGTTCGCAGGTGTATGTCATTGGAGTTCTCGCTTTCTCGCGTCCTTCGCCTGGATGACGGCGAGCTGCGCGGTTCGGCTGGTGCCAGCGGCTTCCATCGCGGCCTTCCAGCGGCTTTTCAGTTCCTCGATCGAGCGGGCTTTCGCGATCGCGTCGAGGTGCTTGGCGATCTCGCCATTCGTCACCGGGTTTCCGTCTGTGTCCTCTTCGCCGATCGCGATATTGAAAACGTCCTTGATGAGATAGCGTTTGGCGTAGGAATCGGCGGCAGCCATCGCGTGAGTTTTCGTCATCACGTCTCCGCCCCGAGCGCCCTTGCCATCGGTCGGCATATCGATCTGGTAGGTGCGGGTGTAAGAACCGAGAGAAGCGAAGCAGAGCACGCGGACGTGTTCCGGCTTCGGCGAATCGGTGTGTGAGAACGAAAGGCTCATCCCTTCCCGTGTGTAGATCGGGCGGACGATGCGGTCGATCGCAGCATACGAGGCATAGCGGCTTGAAGTGCTCGGGTTTTGAAGATCGGGAGCGACACGCCGGATCTCCGCCTGGATGCGGGCAAGAGCCGCAGCGAATGCACTCTCGGCGGCGCGTGCCAGTTCTTTCTCGCGAAGTGCAGTCAGGCGTTCGATGACATCGATCGCCGCGCCATTCGAGAGCGCAACTGAAAGCACGTCGAGCGAGGTTGGATTCGGGGGCAGTGTGAGAGCGCGAGTCGCCTCGGCTTCAAGGGTGACGGGTTTCTTCGACAGATGGTGAACCTCGGGAGCCTCATTCCACCATCCGAAAAGGCGAGAAGCTAAAGAAGCCATTTTGTTTTCTCCTGGAGTTGAAGTCGATGGTTACGAACGCCGCTGACTACTCGTACAACTCTCGGGCGCACGGCAGGCACAGCTTTTCCGCCGAAAAGACGTGCACTTTTCCCGGCTGCCCGTCGGCCATGCCGCAGAGTTCGCAGCGCATGACGAGGCTCTCTCCGAGATTCCAGAGCGAGTTCAACATGGCGGCGTTCGCTTCTTTGCGCTGGTCGTCCGAGAGTCCGAAAGCGTTGTCGAGTGCTTTTGTGAGTACCTGCGGAAGATCGGGGTGGGAGAGAACTGGTAGAGTACCTTGAGACATGGTCGCCGCCTCCTATGCGGCTGATCTGTTTAGGGCTGAGGGCTGTGTTGCAAGCACGTCCTCGGCCCGCCTAACAACTGCGATATTATGCCTGTCCGCTACGCATGTCAAGCCCATTCTGAAAGATTTTTCTTGCCTGCCCGCTACGCACTGTGGTAACGTCCGCTCATGGCAATCGACCCTGTCAGTGAGTACCTTGCGAAGTTGGGCCGGAAGGGCGGCGAGGCGCGGAAAAAGAATCTGACTCCGGCCCAGCGCAAGAAATCCGCCCAGAAGGCTGCGGCTGCTCGCTGGTCTAAGCAGAAGAAAGAGAAGTCGGCCTAACGTCCCGGCACGCTCGTAACTTGCTCTTCTCCCTCCCCTTCTATCAGACTTTCTCCCGTACAGGACCGCCTTCCTTCACCGGGGGCGGTCCAGTTTCTGACCCGTCCTGTCAGCGCCTGCGAGCGCGCCAAAGCTCCGCCGATCTCCAGTACCCCATGAGAATTCCTGTGTTCGCCCGGCGGGCGAATCCCCGCTTCGATAAACCCATCCTGCGCAAGAACATCAGCTATGGCGAGCAGCAGGTCCTCTCCGGCCTCGCCGAGTGGGTGGACTACTTCGATCACTCGCAAGGCATCATTGCCCTCGAAATGCTTCCCTCTGGCAAGGTGCTCGAAACCATCTCAATTGAATCGACTGCGCTCCCCCGCGCCGAACTCCCCGGCCTGAGATTCCAGCCCCCGAAAGACGACGCAAAGCCTACCATGGGCGCGATTCGTGAGGGATGGGACTGGCAACACGAACCCGCTTTGATGACCGCCTAGATGTGGAGTACTCCGAAGTCGTAGCCCGCACCCTCCGCTACATGGACAACTACCTCAACGAGCTCCACAAGCGCCAACCCGGCGAATCGGCCATCGACTTCGCCAAGCGCCTGAATACCTACAAGAAGCACGACCGCACCGAGCAGTACCAGGACGCCTCGACCCGCGCCATCCTGCGCGACCTGAACGGCCTCGCCAAAGCCCACCGCGAATTCAAAGAGAAAGTCGTGATGACGGTGATGGCCGCGGGCGGTGCAGTGATTCTCTTCCTCGGCGGCGAACTGATTAAGTGTTTGAAATGAGCACCACAGGCTTCAATCCGATCGAACGCCCTCCCCGCGTCATTAGCCGGCGCAAGCTCGGCCGGGCGCGCGAGAACTTCGTGAACGGCTTCAACCGCGAAGGACTCATCGAACTCGCGAAGCACCGGATCCACGTTCCGGGGCAAATGTGCGTCTCCTGCCTCTCCGGCAAACACACCGAATGCAAGGATCCGGACTGTCCCTGCGTGTGTTCGGAGATGTTTTGAGGCTCGCGCTCTGCGCCCGGATCTCTGCCCGATCTCGATGTCCCAAAATACTATTCTGGGACTTTTTTTGATTCTTTTTGATTATGGAAGCGCTTTCAAAGAGTGAATTGCTGGCGGTTCTGGCCCACGCCCGCGCTCACTCCGAGCGCGACTTTCTGATGATCCTCATGAGTTATTCTCACGGGCTCCGCGCCTCGGAAGTTGTTTCAATCGTGAGAGATGACATCAAAGAAGGGCAGCTGCATGTGCGCCGGCTGAAGGGCTCAAACGCGACGAACCAGTCGCTCCACTCCGATGCAAATCCGCTCCTAAATGAGCGAAAAGCCGTGTTTGATTTCGTTCGATTTCTCCCCGGAAATCAAAAGCTCTTTCCAGTCACTCGCCGGCAGTTCGGACGCATCGTCCGGCGCCACGCCGCCGCGGCCGGTTTGCCTGAAAATAAGCGCCATCCGCACATGCTGAAACACACGATGGGCGCCGAGATCTACGAGAAATCAAAGGATTTACGCCTGGTGCGCATGCGTCTCGGCCACAAGCGCGAATCTTCCAGTTTGATCTATTCCGGACGGGTCGCAGAGCAGGCCGCCGACGCACAAGTGGATGCTCTCCTAGCCTCTCCCCCTGTTTGATTCTTTTGATTTAAATAGCCGTTTTCAAACCCTCTCGTGACGGTGCCAGGCGCCAAGAAAAGCCGCGGCGGACCACGATCCGGAGCTGGCAGGAAGAAACGTGAAGCCCCTGTTCAGGTCATCGATGGCCGCTCTGTTTCAGGGCAGCAGCATGCCCAGTGGCTCATCGACCGTCTGCACGCCGAGTTTGACCCGAAGAAGGAAACACTCGAGCTGGCCGGCTGGCGCCGCCTCTGGGACTCGCTCGACAAGCGCATCGCTTTAGAGGTCCGGCGCTACCTCTACGACAAAGCCAAAGGGAAAGCGACGATCACCGTGAATCACCTGCACGACAAGCCGATCGAGATGAACCTCAACGTATCGATGGCCGAGATTGTGCGCAAGGTGCGGCAACGCAAAGAGACCTATGCACGCGGCGCTTGATCTAGCCGAACTCGAAAGAAATCCGCTCGCCGCAGTGCAGGCCGAGCTCGCCGAATATTTCGACGATCCGTACGGCTTTGTCATGGTCGCCTACCCGTGGGGCGAGGGCGAACTGGCCGGAGAGACAGGACCGCGTGAGCATCAGGCGAAGCTCCTCAAAGAGCTCTCCGCTCACCTGAAAAACCCCGAGACGCGATATAAGCCGTTCCGGAAAGCCAAGAGCTCGGGCCACGGCATCGGCAAGTCGGCCGAGCTCGCCTGGCTCACGCACTGGGGCCTGTCGACCTTCGAGGATTGCAAGGTAATCCTCATGGCCGGCACGGGCGACCAGCTGAAGACGAAAACGCAGCCTGAAGTTGCGAAGTGGTTTCGCCTCGGCGCGAACGCGGACCTTTTCGAAGTCAACGTCACCTCGATCAAGGTGCGGGAGCCGGGACACGAGACAACCTGGCGCGCGGACTTCAACACCTGGTCGGAAGAGAATCCGCAAGCCGCGGCCGGCGCCCACAACAAAGGCAAGCGCCTCATCATCATCTACGACGAAGCGGCCGGCATTCCCGATGTCATCTGGAAGAAGCAAGAAGGCGCGATGTCAGACTCAGGCACCGAGATCATCTGGATCGCGGCGAGCCAGTGCAGCCGATCGGAAGGATATTTTTACGAGGCGGTGTTTGGAACACAGAAGCACCGCTGGCGCCCGGAGGTCATCGACTCACGCACGGTCGAAGGCATCAACACGGAAGAGATCGAAGAGGAGCGCAAGCTCTACGGGGAAGACTCCGACCAGTTCCGCGTCACCTGGCGCGGCCTCTTCCCTCTCGCCGGCGAGGGCAAGTTCATCGACCTCGATCTGATCGAGCAGGCGCGCGTGCGATCGCTTCCAACTTTCAACGACGACGCGCTCATTGCCGGGGTCGATCTTTCATGGGGCGGATCTGACGACACCGTCATTCGTTTTCGCCGCGGCTTCGATGCGCGCTCGATCCCGCCGATCAAGATCCGCGGGCAGTACACAAAAAACCCCGCGGTGATCCGGGAGCGCCTGGCCGATATCCTGCGCACCGAATTCGACGGGCAGCGGATCTCGATGATGTTCCTCGACAACTCCGGCGTCGGCGGCAATGCCGGCGCGATCCTCGCAGGCCTGCAGCAGCTCGGACTGCAGAATGTGATGGGCGTGAACTTCGGCGACCAGGCATTGCGTGACAAGTTCTACGCGCTGCGCCGCGATGAGATGTGGGGAAGCCTCAAAGAGTGGCTGCGCGCCGGCGGCTGCATCGACGACGACACCGAACTGCGCACGGATCTGCAGAAGCCGATCCTGATCGCCGATCGCGAGCAGCGCATCAAGCTCGAGCCGAAAGACGCGATGAAGAAACGCCTGGCAAAGATGGGACTCGACTCGTCTTCGCCGGATGATGGCGACGCCCTGGCGCTCACCTTCGCCATGCCAGTGAAGCCGAAAAAGAAACTGAACTCCGGCCCCTCGAGCATTTCGGCGCAGAGCCGCGGAGATGGCGCATGGATGGGCTAAAACTGCGATCGGAGGGGAAAACGGTTCACCTCCCGTTCTACATCCCCGTGCAGAATGTGATCGACAATGCGCAGCCCCCGGAGCACCTGTCCTGCGACTGGCTCTCGGATCCGCTCGCCTTCGGGATCTATCTATTCCCGCTCGAAATTTATCGAAAGATGGAGGAGTTAAAGAAATGTCGCGAAACGGCCTAGTAGCAGTCGAATCGAAGGACTCACGTAAGAAGCCCCCGAAGGTGGTCGATCACCTCGAGCTCCATCCGAAGATGGGCGGCGGACACATCGTCAAGCACGTTTACACGAGTTACGAGCACGAGCCGCACGAGGTTCACTTCAACAAGAAGGGCATCGCCAAAGGCGGCGAGCACGTCATGGATCACTTGACGAAGCACGGAGGCCTGCCCGCCATGCCCGAGAACTACGACAAGCACGAAGCATCAGAAACCGAAGAGGAGTTCACCGAATGACCACACGCACCGTACACACCAAAGGCCTCGAGAGGCCCCACAAACACGAATCCGCGCGCCCTGGAATCGGCGCGTCCATGTCGAACGCGCGCTCGATCGCGACCGAGAAAGCTCCAAAGGGCTCGGCCTCGAAGGGCGGCGTCGCTCACACTTACTTCGGCAACTCCCGCGCCTGTGGCGGCGATTGCAACAAGAAGTAAATGCCGCTCAACCGCGAACAGATCAAGCACGCTCCGGTCTCTTCCGAGTTCTGGCGGCCGCAGCGGACGCAGGCGGGCGGGCTCTGGTTTGATCCGCTTTCGATCAAACCTCTGGGCGATCACATCCTTCTCGTGCTCGACGACGAGACGCCGCCAAGCCATGTCATCGCCGTTCCGGACGTCGCCAAGAACCGCGACATCGGCACGCGGATCGGCACCGTCATTCGCGTCGGCCCCGGCAAGTGGGTCGAGAAGCGCAAGGGCGATCCCTCGTGGGTGCTGACTCCGGAGCGATTCGTCCCGACGACTCTGAAGCCCGGCGATCGCGTCGTCATCGGCCACTATTCCGACTGGGAGAGCTGGTTTGCCGAT